CTGCGCCATAAATGCCTTCCGCCCCCACCCATAAATATGATTTCAGCATCCCGTCAATAGTTCCTTTAAATAAAGTATACCCATCATCCTGCGATTGTATAGCTAAACCCGGCATGCGTGTATTAAGCCATTGCAAAACAGTTTGATTAGTTATCGCGCCAAAGTTTATAACTTGGGTGGAAGGGTTGCTTTCAATATCGTTAACCGTAAGATTTTCTGCGGGTAGCGCATACAGCATATCGGCGGTTATAGTTGCACCATTTAACCCCCAGGTACCTTTACCTCCTAAAAACAAGAATCCATGTTTTGCCACGGGCCTCATTGTACCGTTAAATGGTCCTGATGCCGGTGCCCAATACGGTCGTTCACTTTTAAATATCGTTAATATGGCGGGAGTATCCTTTTCTGTAAGGTTTAATGTATAATATGAATTAACCAGATTTACGATTGCTGTGTACAAATTGTCGACCTTTTCAAAAAACCCCAATTCGTAAATTTTTCCGACATTATTCTGCTCAAAAGCGTAATCATGGTTATCGCCACCTAACGTATTTCTGCTGTACAAAACATCGAGCAGGGCAACTTGTAAAGCTTTGGCTGAAGAATAGGTTAATCCCTTTACTTTAAACTGACTGTAATGGGATAATTCTACAAGTACATCTTTACTTTCGTAACAGTTAAAAATAGAAATGTTATTGCCTCGCACTTCAGTAACGTAGTTTTTAAGGTACTCGGTGTCATTAAGTGAAAATCGCCTGTCATTCACTATATTTATAGTATTCATATGCTATCCTATTTTTTTAAATCGAAATCCGCCTGCTGGTTTAGCGCAGTGTACATAATCTTTATTTTTTGTGCGGATAAGGTAGTTGCGCACATTATCCCACACCTGCTGTGCCGACTCACGGTTAAGCGTATACATTGTTTTTTTAGATGATACCTCAACCGGCCTGCTATTCTCATTCAGTTTTTCAACGATTGAAAACGGGGTGTCTATCGCCGATGAAAACATCATGTAGCGGGCATAAGCAAAGTAAGTCAGCACCATGGTAAGGCCGTAATTGGTATAGCTAATCCCATCGTGTTCGTAAACACAGCCGTCGAGCAAATCACTGTAATTATCTGGTTGTAAAACAATTTTATTGTAAAGGCGTTCGCCAATGAGAGGCTGTAAATCGAGTAGTTGCGCGTCTAATATTTGCTCATTAAGTTTATCGTCATGCGGAGTCTTAGATATTTGCTTGTAGCGCGCAATATCGCTACGGGTTATCAGGGGTTGCATCTTCTATCAGTTTTAGGGGTTGAACAACAAGGCTTGCATAGTCCTGAGAACGTAGCAGCAATTGGTTGATTACCGATGTTAGCAGGCTTCGCTCTTTAGTGGTGTTTTCCCAATACGTGCGTTTCATTTCGCGTATTGCCTCACCCGAATTACCAAACAGCGACGACTCGTTTGTTTTTACCAAGCCGGCTGGCAGGTTGTTAAACGCCACCAGTATGTTTTCACGCACGCTGGTCTCGGTATAGTTAAACAGCTTATCATCTATCTTGCTTTCAATTTGTTTGATAAGAATAGCATCGTCGAGCTTCTCCCCGGCAAAATCCATTTCAAGGCACAGCACACCACCTGTATTTTGGGCGCCGAGGCTGTCTTTAATGGCTTGCTGAAAACGCTCCCTTTCACTTTCGGCATCTTGCAGGGCGAGGCTTCCGGGCTCGAGGCCATCGCCAACAAGCGGACGTGTAACTACCAGAGTGTTGCCAAAAAAACCTTTGCGCAACAGCTTATTTTTGTAGACGGATGCCTGTGCTTCGCTATCACAATCTTCTGATACCGAATCAATTCGCGAAAGTGGGTAAATAAGTTTAGTATCCATGTTTACAAACAATACCTGCCCTTTGTAATGTTCCCACCCACCCGCTTTTTCTACCTGTGCATCAATAACCTTTTTGCGCGGATTAAAAATGTCGATTAACTGAATATCGACCCGCTTTGGCTTTAGCCACTCTTTACAAACGGCAACTTTACCGGCATAATCGTTACTGTCTTTTCGGCCTATGCGGCACCACTCGTACGGCAGTACACTAAAATCAGCTATCTGGTACAGGGCATTCCAATTAATGTGAATAAATACCCCGCGCTGCTTTACTAAGTCGTCGGCTACGTCATCGGCAAAATCTATTAATTTTAGGTTGCTGCCTTTGTTTACAATTATCTTATCGGCATCTTCGCCATAACCTTTACCCAGTAAATACTGCACCATTATAGATGCCGCACTTTTAGCCGTAACACTGTTATTTATTAGCCTGTCCATACGCTCAGGGTAGGCATTGTCGATATCATTAGCATACACATCGGCGCTTTTGTTCCAGGGCGTTAAGCGTTTCCAAACCTCTATTAAAAGGGTTTTCATTGCGTTGTGCTGTTATCCGGAATATCATTTGCTTCAGGTGCAACCTCATCGGCTAGAGCTTCTGATGGCTCTACTTTTTTAATTCTGGGTCGCTTTACTTTTAGTTGTGGCAGTTGTGCAAAAAAACGTTCGCCGCCTGGTTGCTCTAATAGTTTTTTAGCATATTCTGCGGTAATATTACTATTGTTAACCAGTATATGTGAGCCAAACTCGAGCGGGATATTTTCGTATTTGGGGTGTAGCCTATAGGGCGATGTGTTTGCCATAGTGTTGTAATGGTTTTTATACTTTGTTAAGTATTGGGTTAAACATTTAGGGCACGAGGGATTAAGCTGCCCCGGGAAAACGGAACTGTATTCTTTTAAAAACAGTTCCAGGTATCGCACCCCCTCGCCCGTTACAGAACGGGTAAGGGTGCTGATATCCATGGTGGTAAAATCCATATTAAGAGATTATACTTCCGTAAAACTGTTATCAAATAACGTTTTCCTTATAGCATAGGCCTCCTCTGTTTTAAAGTAGGTTTTAGGCATTGTAGTTTCTTCGAAACCATCGCTGGTTGCCAGTTCGAACATTATCATGTTGTCGTTTTCTTTAGAGCTGTTGGTCATGGTTGTAAGCTCGAGCCCGGCAGAAAGACCCAACACCTCGAAGGCATCTTTATTAGCGGCACCCTTCCAAACCTGCTCTACCACAACTACATACTTACCGCCTTTGCTAAGGCTATCGGCCTGAATTTTATTTTCTAAGCTCGGGTTAAAAATTACGCCGCTAAAAGTGTGTTTAAATTTGTCGGGCGCATTTTCCTTCTTAACCAGTTCCCATGCCTTGCCGTTAGCCTGCTTAATACCGGTAAGCTTATAGCCTTTTTTGCCCGGCTTTAGTGCAAGGTTGGTTACCTGAAGCCTGTTTGTAGCATCGGTAGTAGTGGCTGTAATATCAATATCATCTTTATTAATAAGTACTACATTTTGTTCGATACCGCCTATTGGCGCGTTTAAACAATCAAAAGTTATATCTGCTGTTAAATTTCCTGTGCAATCTGTTGCCATTTTGTTTTTTGTTTTGGATTTGAATTATTGGGGAAGTATTAGAGTTGCAGAGTTAACCTCACCCCCGGCCCCTCACCAAAGGAGAGGGGAGCGTACTAACTAGCTAGGGTTTGAGTGAAGCTAAGGCATTAAACTTCGTTGCGTTAAACGAACTATAAGTTGAGGCGTTAAAAACGATTTGCTGTTTGAGCGCAGCAAGTTCAAATAGTTTAGCCGAAGCTTATAGTTTGTAGCTAAAGAAGTTGGCGCCTTGTTCCAATAGCTATCGGGATTGTTTCTTTTGTTTCAAGACAAAGAAAAACAATAACCACCCCGGCTTTCAGCCACCCCTCAAGAGGGGAATGCCACGATTGCTACTGTATGTCATTCTGAGCGAAGCGCAGCGGAGTCGAAGAATCTAAATTATAACCATAGATCCTTCCTGCGTCAGGATGACAAACAGTGCGACAATGATGCCTTAGTAGAACCACCCCGGCTTTCAGCCACCCCTCGAGAGGGGAATGCCACGATTGCTGTTAATCGAGAGACGCAAGCATTGCATTTAGATTGCTTCGTACCTCGCAATGACGAATGAATAGCCGCCCACAACTTTAAAAAAACTTTAAACCTGAAACTTTAAACTAATTAA